CTCGTGCAATACACGAGCGAACCCACCGCAGACAACTTGTGCCCCGGTTATGTTCAAAAAGCAAGAAATCGAGACAAGTTCCTGCCGCGCGTACTGCAAACCTGTACAGCGCACGGTCAAGTCCTTGCGATTGGCAACTACTGTCCTAAGGCGGGAAGGTCTCACTAAGGAGATCTTCACCGCGGGCGGAACTACGTGCCAATCCCTGCAGGATTGTTGGAGTGAGTGGACGGCTAGCCAGCTAGCCAAGGCAAAGGGTGAAGAAAAACGGTTACGTTTGAAAACCGCGTTGAAAGGATTTAAAACTCTTTTCGACGAACCTTGCGAGCCTTGTGACAAGAAGAATGGCGAAACCGTCAAGACGAAGTGGGCGGCCCGTGCTCTGTTCGAGCCTCAGGTTACCTCTCCGGAGGTTCTCTCGGATGTGAAGTCTAGGGCTGAGTGGTACATGGGTACCAGGTGGTTTGACGAAGAGAGTGTGAAGAAGCGCGCATATGTACCTGACCAGCAGGGATGTGCGGAGTTGGAAAGAGGGTGTGGTGGTACTCTGTCTGTGAGACCTCCTTGGATCGACGAGAGGGAGCCCCGAGGTCATGCTTTTGACCCGCTCGGGAAACTTCACAAGAACGTCGGATTCGACGAGATCACAGAAGGTGATGTCGACTATTGTCGCATCGGAGTGGCCAAGAAGAAGGCGAAGATGAGGGTTGTTACGATGCAGAGTGCTAGGGCAAAGCGAATTCTCCGCCCTGTGCATGAGGCTGCATACAACCATCTCTCCAAATTCGATTGGCTGGTCCGCGGTGACGTCACCGACGACCACTTTAACACCATCAAGACCGACTTAAGGTCCGGCGAGCGTTACCGATCAGGGGATTTTGAGGCGTCTACAGACAATCTTAATAAAGACGTCGTCCTCGTTGTGATCAAGGTACTTGCCGAGGCGCTACCGGAAAGGCGGAAGAAGGTACTTTTAAAAACCTTCGAAGACACGTGGGTGCATTGGAAGGGCGAGGTAAAGAAGATCGTTCGTGGCTCCATGATGGGGAACCTTCTTTCTTTTGTTGTGCTCTGCTTGTTAAACAAGATTTGTCTTGATCGAGCACGACAGAAGGTCGAAGGTTGCGGCCCCATATGGCGTAAGAGCCTTGTTAATGGCGACGATCTTTTTTTCGCGGGGACAGATCAACTGTTCAAAGTGTGGTTAGAGGAGACAAAGAAAGTTGGGTTCGTCGTGAATCGATCGAAGACCATGAGCTCTCACCGGTACGGTGATTTGAATTCGACTCTGTTCGATTTCAAACACCAGAAGGTGGTAGCTAGGTACGATTTTGGATTTCTCGGAACCAACCTTTGGAAGCTTCCTAATGGCACGTTAGTTGACGGTGTCTTCAACCTTGTCTCCAAACTGAAGTTTGCGACTTCAGCTTGGTTTCTGAACACCTATGATGTCAGGAGTATTTTCTCCCGCATCCGGCCAAGCCTCTCTCTTTTCCCTCGACGCTGGTGGCAGTTTCTTGTCAAGAAACGTTGGTTCCGGACCGCGATGTCCTTACCTGACGCTCCTGTGGAGTCGTCCGGGATCGCACGGAAACTGCCATTCGTCTTGGGACCACCTTTGCGCGAATCCTGCCAAGAAATAGAAAAACAAATAAAAAAAGCAGAACGCGCTTGTACTCGTATTATTGTGCGTGAATGGTGGGGTGTATGGTGCAAGACCGATACCACCGGGTTGATGCGGACTGTGTCACCTCTTAAGGAGCGTGTGAAGAATCGGGC